CCCTGATCAACGCCATGTCGGCGGGTCAGACTTACCGTTCAGACTTCAACAAGAACACGCTCCCCACGACAGCCTATGCCGCAGGTCAGTGGTATGACCTCTCGATGGGTGCAGGTAACCCTAGCGTCAACGCCGTGATTGGAAGTGCTGCCAACTTAGTGCAGCAAAACGTCAGCGAAACCACCAGCATCACCGCAGCCACAGGAGCACTGGGTGGGTCTATCGCCACCACTACTTTTACCGACACGACACACGGCTCAGGTCGATTTACAGTCGGTATGTTGCTCTCCGGCACAGGCGTGGCCCCCGGCACCTACATCACCGCATTGGGTACTGGTACAGGTGCCAACAACACGGGTACTTACACCGTCAACATCTCCCAAACCGTCACAGCCCAAACCATTACAGGTACAGGCACTCCCAACGGTATTTACCACGGTGGCGATGTAGGGGTAAGCAACAAGAGTCTCTCCAACGCCTCGATATTCAGCGCGGCTACTACTTCTGCCCCAGCCGTGGCTATGTTGTACGACATGCTGGCTTGCTTCACCTTCACCAGCACCACGGTCACAGGTACTCAGGCATTCACAGGTCAGGCCGCATGGCCTCGCTACGCCAACGGCGCAGGGGTTAGAGCTTTCTTGGTGCCTTCAATCGTCATGGGTGCGGGTTCTCCTACGGTTCAACTGGGTTACACCAATACCGCCTCAGTCTCAGGCCGTTTGACCCCATCAGCCCCATCTTTACCCCTGCTGAACACCACAGCCCCCGTTGGCTCGATTCCTTACGCTGGTACAGGTATCGGTAAGTACGGCCCGTTCCTACCCTTGCAGTCTGGTGATTCGGGTATTGCCAGTGTGCAAAACATCAACTTCAACGCCACTATGACTTCTGGTGTGATGAATCTGATCATCTGCAAGCCTTTGGCCTTTTTGCCCATTACTACGGTAGGTGTAGCGGCAGAGCGCGACTTTGTGAACATGTTGCCCTCCATGCCCCGCATCTATGACGGCGCTTGCTTGAATTGGGCACTGTATGCAGGTGCGGCTGTACCCATCAATACTTCGTATTTTGGTCATATTGACACTGTTTGGGGATAACCCATGCTGCACGGTAACGGTTCGGTATTTCATAAGATACCTGCCCGTTTTATCGGGGGCTCCGCTACGTCTGTAGAGCCCCAGCTCCGCTCTGCCTTTGGCAAGGCGGGGATGCTACGTAATCGGTTTTACCAAGACGGTCAGACCACCAGCTTCAAGCTGTACTCCATACCTGAAGGCTCCTATGCGCCCAGCGGCAGCCAAGTTGCAGGTTCGGCGTTTATGCTGGCCCAAAGGGATGGGGCGATGTCCTCCGTCAATTTAGCCACGCTGTCCATCACACCCTCATCGGTGATTTACGGTGGTATCACCACTACAGGCACGGCGACTCTAAGCATCAACACCAACACCCCAGCGGGGCAGTTGATTACGTTTGGCGCAGGCTTGGCATCGTTCACGCTGAACACCAACAACCCCCTGCTCACAGCGGTGCTTAACGCAATTGGTTCAGCCAACTTCACGTTGACTGGTAGCGGGGCTACGTTGAACGGCTTTGGTAGCGCATCGGGCGCGAGCAGCTTTGCAATCACAGGCTACGTCACACCCTACGCTATTGGCTCTATGTCTGGGAGTACGGTGGATGCCACCACACTAACCACTGCATCTATCCTTGCAGCCATGAATGCGGCTCCACCAGCAGTGAACATTAAAAAGGTCAACGATGTGGTAGTCAATGGAGTAGGCAGCGCCGCGAATCCTTGGGGGGCTTAAATGGCTACCTCATTTACCGGCTGGGGTAATAGCTGGGGCAATAGCTGGGGCGACCTAGCAGAAAATTCCGGGTTTATATACGGTAATGCCAGCTTTGCTATCAATGCAACAGGCGGATTAGAGTCCCCAGCAGTTCCAGTTATTGCATCTGTAGTAGGTGTTGAAGCCCAAGGCCAAACAGGGGCCGTTGCTACTCAAGCCACTAGCAATGTTTTAGTTACCGGTGTTCAAGCCCAAGGTCAGATTGGGGCTGTTGCTACCCAAGCCACTAGTAATGTTTCTGCTACCGGTGTTGGGGCTCAAGGTCAGATTGGGGCTGTTGCTACCCAAGCCACTAGTAATGTTTCTGCTACCGGTGTTGGGGCTCAAGGCCAGATTGGGGCTGTTGCTACCCAAGCCGCTAGCAATGTTCTAGCTTCCGGGGTTGAGGCTCAAGGCCAGATAGGCATTGCGGCTACCTCTGCTGGGCTAACAACATTTGTTGTAGGTGTTCAGGCCCAAGGTCAGATAGGCACTGCTGCTATCGCAGCTTCTGGTAACGCTACCACTTCTGGCGTCCAATCTAGCGGCCAATCTGGCAGCGTAATTGCGCAGGGTTCCAGCACAGTACTTGTTTCTGGAGTTCAGTCTGAGGGTCAGTTAGGAGAAGTTGTAGCCAACCCAATGCGTGGGGTTGCATCTTTCAGTTTCTTTGCATTCCAAGGAACTCCGGTAAATGTTACGGTAGCGTTCCAAGGCTGGGGTCAACAAGGCTGGGGTCAACAAGGCTGGGGTGTTGGAAACTCTAATGTCACGGGCACCGGAGCAGTAGGTACAGTATCAGTTCAAATAGCAGCTACCGCTGCTACTTTAGGTGTCCAAGCCCAAGGTCAAATTGGCACTGCATCGGTTCAAGTAGTAGCTAACGTAAGCGCTAGCGGTGTTCAAGCTCAAGGACAAACAGGTACTGTAGCCGGAGTTGCTTCTGCCAATGTGTACCCAACAGGTGTTCAGGCTCAGGGCCAAGTTGGTAATGTCACTGTCCAAGCGGCGGCTAATTTCGCTGTTACCGGGGTACAGGCTCAAGGCCAAATAGGTAGCGCAGTAGTTGCAGCGAACGCCAATACATTCCCAGCGGGGGTTCAGGCGCAAGGTCAGGTTGGTGCCGTAAGTATCTCAACTTCTGCCAATGTATATCCAGTTGGGGCGCAGGCTCAAGGGCAAATAGGTACAGTATTAGTTCAAGCTGCGACTAATGTAAGCGTTTCTGGGATACAGGCTCAAGGCCAAACAGGCGATGTAAATGTAGTTGCTACTGGGGCTGTTTACCCGTTAGGAGTTCAGGCTCAAGGCCAATTAGGCACTACCCAAGTAGTAGCTAGCGCCATCGTATACCCCACAGGTACACAAGCCCAAGGCGTATTGGGTTCAATAGTCGTTACCAACGGTGCAACCGTCTATCCAGTAGGAGTTCAGGCTCAGGGTCAGGTTGGCAACATAGCAGGTGTTACCAGCGCCAACATATATCCCACAGGTATACAAGCCCAAGGTCAAACTGGCAATGTAAGCATTTCAACTTCTGCCAACGTATATCCAGTAGGCGTACAGAGTCAAGGTCAAGCTGGCAACGTAGGCATCTCAACTTCCGCCAACGTTTACCTCACAGGTACACAAGTACAGGGTCAGGTCGGCACCGTAGTAGGTTCTGCTGGCAACACCACATACGTAACAGGAGTTATCACCCAAGGTCAGGCTGGCAATGTAGTTATTACCACATCTGCCAATGTGTTCCCGACAGGAGTTAGCGCTCAAGGACAAGTTGGCACTGTAATTGCTAGCGCCGCAGCTACTGCGGGCGTTTCTGGGGTGCAGGCTGAAGGCCGAGTTGGTGCTGTATTCACTGCTGCTAATGCGACTATCTACCCCATAGGGGTTCAAACAAACAGTCAGGTTGGCGCGGTATTTGTTGCCACTGGCGCGACTATCTACCCCATAGGGGTTCAAACGAATAATCAGATCGGTACTGCGACTGTCCAAGCAGCAGCTACTGCGGGCGTTTCTGGAGCGCAAGCTGAAGGCCAAGTTGGCGTTGTATCCACTGCCACTGGCGCAACTATATACCCCACGGGGGTTCAAACAGATAGTCAGGTTGGCGCTGTATTTATCGCCACTGGCATGACTGTTTATCCATTAGGGGTACAGGCTCAAAGCGAATTGGGCGCAGTTACCGTTTCTGCCCAAATAGCTGGCACTGCCAATACCACGGGGGTACAAGCCGGCGGTCAAATAGGTGTCGTAGCTATCCAAGCCGCAGCCAATACAGACATCTTTACGGTTCAAACCGAAGGTCGAATTGGTACTGTAGATGTTCAAACTGGGGCTAATACAGGCGTTAGTGGCGTTCAATCCCAGAGCCAAACAGGGAATGTGCAAGTAACTACTGGCTTTGGTGACTTTGCGGCTACTACCGTAGTCCAAAGTGTGGGATATGTTGGTAACATATCTTTTGCTGCGCAGTCTGCGGTGTATGTGACAGGGGTTCAGGCCGTTGGCTACGTTGGATACGTCAACATTTGGTCAAACATAAACACCAACCAAAACGCAATATGGCAAAATGTAGGTGACAGCCAGAACGCAATGTGGGATATTATCAGTAATGCTCAGACTGGAAACTGGATAGACGTTAACGAAAGTTCAACGGCGAATTGGGAGCCCGCAGATGATATCCAAAACGCCGATTGGGAACAGATAGCAGCATAAAGGAAAAAACATGACTACAGCATACACCTCTCTTCTTGGCCTAGCACTACCTGTTACAAGTGAGTTGTCTGGTACTTGGGGTGATACAGTTAACAACTCTATTACGTCCTTATTGGATTCCGCTGTTGCTGGTACAACCACTCTGAGCACTGATGCAGACATAACCCTCACTACTACGAACGGCGCAGATAACCAAGCGCGAGCAGCGATCATCCTCTGGAACCCGGCCTCGGGTTCAGTCACCCGAAATATTACTGCCCCAGCCCAAAGTAAAGCCTATGTTGTTATCAACGCTACTGGAGGCACTCAGTCCATCGTATTGCGTGGGGTAGGGCCAACCACAGGGGTAACCATAGCAGCCGGAGAGAAAGCCCTATGCGCTTGGAATGGTTCTGATTTTGTAAAGGTCAGTTCAACACTTATAACCATAGGCGGCTCAAACACCCAAGTTCAGTTTAACAACTCGGGCGTGTTGGGTGGCTCTGCCAACCTGACATTTAACGGTACTACCCTAACAGCAGGTGGTTTTGCTGGCCCACACAACGGTACTGTGGGTGCTACTACTCCTACTACTGGTGCTTTTACTACTGTGACCGCTACTGGCGGTGTAGATAAACTGACTACTGCATCTGGCGTTGTTTCTGTTGCAGCATCTTCTGCTCCGACAGCGGGTCAGGTTTTGACAGCAACTAGCGGTACTGTTGCCACATGGCAGACACCATCAGCAGCGAGCGGCGATGTGGTTGGCCCAGCGTCTGCGACAGCTAACAGCATTGCACTGTTTAACAGCACCACAGGCAAGTTGATTAAAGACTCAGCCGCATCTGACGGTTTGATCTATGGCCTTACGGTAGGACGCGGTGCAGGTGCTGTGTCTTCTAATACGGCGCTGGGCATGTCGGCACTTGCTAGCAACACCACAGGCTACAGCAACGCAGCTAATGGATATCAAGCGCTAGCATCCAACACAACTGGCGTCTTCAACACAGCTAATGGGGCTCAAGCGCTGGTGCAAAACACCGAGGGCAACTCCAACACAGCTAATGGATATCAAACGCTGTTCTCCAACATCGATGGCAGCAGCAATACTGCGGTGGGAGATAGTGTGCTGTACTACAACACCACAGGCAGCAACAACACAGCTAGTGGATATAACGCGCTGACTTACAACACCACAGGAAACAACAACACAGCTAATGGGCTTCAAGCGCTGTACTCCAACACCACAGGCGGCGCCAACACAGCTAATGGAGCTACTGCACTGCTTTTCAACACCACGGGAAACAACAACACGGCTAATGGATTTAGTGCGCTGTTCTTCAACAACGGAGGCATCGGCAATGTAGCTACTGGATTTCAGACGCTGCGTTCCAACACCGAAGGCACATTTAACTGTGCTAATGGATATCAAACGATGTTCAGCAGCACCACAGGCAGCAACAACGCAGCTAATGGAACTCAAGCGCTGTACAACAATACCACGGGAAACAGCAACGCAGCTAATGGAACTTTTGCGCTGTACGCCAACATTACAGGCAGCGGCAACACGGCTAATGGATATAGAGCGCTGTACACCAGCACCACAGCGTCTTCTAATACTGCTGTAGGTTATAACTCTGCTAGTGCCATTACCACAGGCTCTAAGAACTCTATCATTGGTTCATACAGTGGCAACCAAGGCGGCCTTGATATCCGCACAGCCAACAACTACATTGTGCTGTCTGATGGGGATGGGAATCCACGTTTAGTATTCAATACTACAGGTGCTATGGGTCTAAATGGTGCCAACTATGGCACAGCAGGACAGGTATTAACTTCTCAAGGTACAGGTGCACCTACTTGGACTACTCCTTCAGGCTCTAGTACTTTTGCAACTGATATAGCAGTTAATGGTCTTACAGTAGGACGTGGCCTAGGTGGTGATGAGTCAAACACAGTACTCGGCATATTGGCACTTGCTAGTAACAGCGGTGGTAGCAGCAACGTAGCTACTGGATATGCTGCACTGCGTTCCAACACCACAGGTGCAAACAACGTAGCTAATGGAGCTGCTGCGCTGTACAAAAACACCGAGGGCAACGGCAACACAGCTAATGGGCTTCAAGCGCTGTACTCCAACACCACAGGCAGCAACAACACAGCTAGTGGAGCTTATGCGCTGACTTACAACACCACAGGCAGCAACAACGTAGCTAATGGAGGGAGTGCGCTATACTACAACACCACAGGCGACAGCAACGCAGCTAATGGAGTGAATGCGCTGTACAACAACACCACAGGCTACAACAACGTAGCTAATGGAGCTTATGCGCTGTACAACAACACCACGGGAAACCACAACACGGCTAATGGATATTATGCGCTGATCTCCAACACCACAGGCAACAACAACGTAGCTAATGGAGCTGCTGCGCTGCTCTCCAACACCACAGGCGGCGAAAACGTGGCTAATGGATATCTAACACTGCGTTCCAACACCACAGGCAGCAGCAACGCAGCTAATGGATATCAAGCGCTGTACTCCAACACCACAGGCAACGGCAACACAGCTAATGGATATCAAGCGCTGTACACCAGCACCACAGGCAGCAACAACGTAGCTAATGGATATAGGGCGCTGTACTTCAACACCACAGGCGGCGACAACGCGGCTAATGGATATTATGCGCTGTACGCCAACACCGGAGGCGGAAACAACACAGCTAGTGGATCTTATGCGCTGAGCGCCAACACCACAGGCAGCAACAACACAGCTAATGGACTTAGTGCGCTGAGCGCCAACACCACAGGTGCAAACAACACGGCTAATGGATATAGAGCGCTGTACGCCAACACCACAGGCAGCGGTAACACAGCGATAAGCCCCCTAAACTCAGCAGGTACATACGCTCCAGTATTTAACCCGACTACAGAAAACAACAGGTTCTGTATGGGTTCTACGGGCGTAACCAATGCTTACATTCAAGTTGCTTGGACTGTGGTATCTGATGCGCGGGACAAAACCGATTTTGCTCCAGTACCTCACGGTTTAGATTTTGTTTGCAAAATGCAACCAACAGCATACCGATACAAGATTGACCGTAAAGCCGAAGAAGGTCACGGCCCAGTGCGTTATGGTTTTAAGGCTCAAGAAATCTTAGCTCTTGAAGGCGAAAACCCAGTCATCGTTGATGCTGAAGACGATGAAAAGCTGCGCTTTAATGACCAGTCGTTACTGGCTATTTTAGTTAACGCTATCAAAGAACTCAAATCCGAGGTGGATAACCTCAAATCCGAGGTGTATAACCTCAAATCTCAACTTAAAGGAGCTTAATCATGTCTGAAATCATTGAACAAACCACCGCAGAAGAAGTTGCACGGAACTATTCTGCATGTATGGACAGCGTAAACCTTATCAACGCTGGAAAGCCCGAAGGCATGAAAGATGCTGAATGGGCTGACTGCTTGGAGCGCAATAAAGCTCACTTAAAAATTATGTTAGCAAAGACGTACTGGACAACAGAAGACCTCACACCTTTGCAAAACGCATCGAAGTAGAAGTAGATCAGTAATTTATGGACGAGAAAGACCCTCTCACTGAGCGTGTAGATCAGCTTGAATCTAAGTTAGATGAACACATCGAGAAAACAGACAAGCGACTAGATGCGCTGGGGGAGGCCTTTCCTAACAGCGACGCTATGGGGCACAAAAGTTACCATGACCGGCTAATGCAGGAACGTATCCGACGCGCTGATTTTTACAACAAACTCAAGCTTGACGTTGTAAAATGGGCTACTATGGGAACTCTGGGCTGGGCTGCATACGCCCTTTGGGCGGCATTTTTAAAGGGGCCAAAATAATGTTTGGATTAGACGCACTGTTGAATATAGGTGGAAAGCTTATTGACAAACTGATTCCTGACCCAGAGCAGAAGGCCAAAGCCCAGCTAGACTTAGCCAAAATGGCGCAAGACGGTGAGCTAGCTAAGATGGCTAACGATACAAAATTGTTTGAAGTAGAGCAAACTAACATCAGCGACCGCTGGAAAGCGGATATGTCCTCGGACTCTTGGCTGTCGAAAAACATTAGGCCTATGGCTCTCATAGCCATCTTTGTAGCTTACTTTGTGTTCACTATGATGAGCGCGTTTGGTTACAACGCACAAGAATCCTATGTGCAGTTGCTAGGCCAGTGGGGCCAGATTATTTTCCTAGCGTATTTTGGTGGTCGCACCGTAGAGAAGCTCGCAGATATGCGCGGTAAGAAATGAATCTAAGCCATAACTTCACCTTTGAAGAACTAACCCACACTGACCACCGTGAGTTGGACAACACACCGACAGACAAAGAGGTGTGTATCATTGAGGGGCATGAGGTGGCTGTCGATGCCATAGCTAACCTCTCTCGTCTAGCAGAGTTTTTGGAGCACATTAAAGCGCTTCTCGGTGGCAGACCTATTATGGTAAATAGCGCGTTTCGTTCAGAGGCGGTCAACGCTGCCGTAGGTTCTAAGCGTACTAGCGACCATAGGCGCGGTTGTGCAGCAGATATCAGGGTGCCCAACCTTACTCCTGACCAAGTAATACGCGCCATCATTGACAGCGACTTGGAATATCAGCAGGTGATTCGCGAGTTTGACAGGTGGACACATGTTTCTATACCTACGTACGCTAATAGTCCTCCTAAGAAATCAGCTCTTATTATTGATAAGAACGGCACTCGCCCATTTATCTAGGGGGAAAACCGTGCCCTTAAAAAAGATCAGCCTCAAACCCGGGGTCAACAGAGAAAACACTCGATACACCAACGAAAATGGTTGGTACGACTCCGACAAGATACGGTTCCGTCAAGGAACACCTGAAAAGATTGGTGGCTGGCAGCAAATATCTGCGGCTACTTTTCTTGGGACTTGCCGGTCTCTTTGGACATGGATAACTCTTGGTGCCCAAAAGTTGATTGGTGTTGGCACCAATGTTAAGTTCTACATCTCGAATGGTGGGCAGTACTACTGCCAAACGCCGTTTGAAAAAGTTAACCTATTAGGCACTAATCCGTTTACAACAGACGTTGGATCCAACCAGACTAGTAGTGCGGGGCCGTACACCATAGTTACCGTCACTGACGCAACAAGCGGCGCTAAGTTAAATAACTATGTTGACATATACAACGCACCTACTGTCAATAACGTGGTGCTTAATGGTAGTTTTTTAATTACTTTCACTGGCCCCGGCTACTACAAAATTTTGGTAAAAGGTACAGCGGCCGCATCTGGCGCTGGCGGGGGCACTGGGGTGTATGTTTTCTATGAGATTGATACCGGCCCTGAGTTTGCTGTCCCCCTAACTGGCTGGGGTGCGGGTGGTTGGGGCACTGGTACTTGGGGCGTAGGCACTACTGGGGTTGACCCACTGCGCGTATGGAGCCAGTCTAACTTTGGCGAGAATTTAATTTTTGGCCCTCGCGGCGGCGGTATTTACTACTGGAACGCTAGTGTTGGCTATCGCCCTTCCGCAGCTACTGTTACTATTGCTAGCCCAGCGGTAGTCACTTTTGCCTCTGCGTTACCTGATGGAACTGCGGTTCAACTTTTGACTACGGGCAAATTGCCTATAGGCTTAGTTCCCGGCACGGTATATTACGTAGTCGGTGCCTCCGGTATAACTTGTAAGCTCGCGGCTACGCCGGGCGGCACGCCAATCAACACATCGGGTACACAGTCGGGTACACACTATTTATCATCCCACGGAATTAACGCAAGTAAGCTTGCTGGCGCTACAAGCGTTCCTATTAAGCAGAACTACATTATTGTTTCTGACATCAGCCGTTTTGTGTTTGTTCTAGGCTGTACTGAGTATGGATCAACATTGTTTGACCCTATGCTCATTCGCTGGGCGGATCAAGAGTCTGTAACCGACTGGGCACCAACAGCCACAAACCAAGCTGGTTTCTTGCGCCTTTCTCATGGCGCTCAAATCGTTACGGCTGTTCAATCTCGCCAAGAACTTTTGGTGTGGACAGACTCATCGCTTTACTCCTTGCAGTACGTAGGCGCGCCTATTATTTGGAAGGCCGACATTGTTGGCGACAACATTTCTGTTGCAGGGCAGAATGCTATTTCTTTTGCTAACGGTGTGTCTTACTGGATGGGTGTAGATAAGTTCTACAAATACGATGGGCGCACCCAGACTTTGAGTTGCGACTTGCGACAGTACATCTTTGGTGATATCAACACCTCTCAGCTTGACCAAGTGTATTCTGGTACGAACGAAGGATTTAACGAGGTCTGGTGGTTCTATTGTTCAAAAGACTCGACAAGAGTCGACCGTTATGCAGTCTACAACTACCTTGAGAATGTTTGGTACTACGGCACGATGGGGCGTACGGCTTGGCTTGATTCTGGTTTAAGGAGCCTACCCCTTGCTGCTACGTATGCAAATAATTTAGTCGATCATGAAGTAGGTTACGATGACAACACCTCTGGCACCCCTCAGCCAATACCAGCTTTTATTACTTCTGCTGAGTTTGACATCGATGATGGTGACCACTTTATGTTTATTCGTCGTATTTTGCCGGACGTAACGTTTAGAGGTTCTACTACAGAAAACCCATCTATTAGTATGACGCTGTACCCACTAGCAAACTCAGGTTCTGGATACAACGACCCACCTACTGAGGGGGGTGTAAATTACGCTACCATAACCCGCACTGCTGAGGTTCCTGTGGAAAAGTTTACAGGGCAGGTATTTGTACGTATACGCGGACGTCAAATGGCTATAAAAGTAGCATCAACTGATCTTGGCGTCTCGTGGCAACTCGGGTCTCCACGCTTAGATATGCGTCCTGATGGGTTTAGAGGCACCTGATGAAAAATTATGTCAATCAAGTAGTTCCCCCAGCTTTACCATTAGCACGGGATGAATACGAGCGTGCATACCAAGATCAGCTTAACAACGTCTTACGTTTGTACTTTGTGCAGCTAAACGCTATTGTTAATGCGTTACATATCCCCACTACGTATATAGTAGCAGACTTACCAAGCGCGGCTGGCCTTGGAGTAGGGGCTAGGTCTTTTGCAACTGATGCAACTGGCCCTACGTTTGGCTCTATAGTTGTAGGCGGTGGATCGACTAAAGTACCTGTATATTCAGACGGAACCAATTGGAGAGTGGGATGAAGCCGCATCACGTTAACAGCAAACAGCACATGCTGTCTAACAACGACATATTGTTAGTAGCTGCTCACGATCACCCAGAGGTTGCGGAGCAAGCGTACAAGAAAGCGGGAAGTCCACCACAAGCTACGCCAGAGTTGTTGTTGTATACGATCTTTAATCAGTTGTTTGTACAACCAAATGTCATTAGATTGCGGGAGGGCAACACGCTTGCCACATTAACTCCAGCGGAAAACGAAGAGGCGCTCTTCCTAATGTTTGATGCAGACAGCCCAAACAACACTGTAAACAACATTGCACAGTGCATTGAAGCAGCGCGAAAGATGGGGTTTAAAAAGCTATTCGCACAATCTGACAAGCCTATAGTTAACAAGATGGTTCAAAGAGCCGTTGGAAAACTTAAAGGTAAGCACTCTTTTGTGATTAGGGGCAAATCCATGGTATTGGAGTTTGCAAATGTGTAATCCACTTGAAGCGGTATCGAACGCTGTATCGCAAGCTTGGAACACAGTCACGGGGACTATTAGCCAAATCATTAGCAACCCCCTGCCAGTCATCACAATGGCGGCAGCGACATGGGCGCTTGGGCCATCGGGCGCAGGATTAGTTTCTGCCGCCACTGCGCCAGTTTTAGCAGCGGGAACCATCACTGCGATTCAGGGCGGGAACATTGGACAGATCGCCAAAAATTCCTTATTGGCTTATGGAGCCAATAACTTTGCGGGCCCCACTGGTATTGGAGATGTGACTAGCTATGTGGGTTCGCAAATAGGCGGAACTGCTGGGGCTATGACTACGGCTGGATTGAACAATGCGTTCTTTAATTCCACAGTTGCGGCGGTGGGCGGGGGAAATATAGCGCATGCGTTTGGCACTGGGTTTGTAGGAGGTGCTGCCGGTTCCCTCGCTAACACTGCATTCACCTCGGACACGGGGAAAAGTTTTTTTGGGGATATGCAAAGCACATTTGGCTTAAGCAATACCCAAATGAAGTACATCCAAGGCGCGACTTTAGCGACTTCTACGGCTGCTTTATCTGGACAAGATCCAACAAGGGCCTTGGGAAATTACATTGCACAAAACATTTCCAACTATGGCAAAAAAGAATTCAATGAGTTCCTCGACTCCGCAAAGAAGTCATATCAAAATCTAGACTCTAGTAGCAGTAGTTTAAAAACTTCCCAAGGAAATTACGAAGCGATTAAGTCTCAATACGATAGCCAGTTATCTACCGCAGAACAACTGCGTACGTCCATTAATGCAGGCAATGCGGAAATGAAGGATGTTATAGATAACAACTATACGCCATTTAAAAATAACTATGATACAGCAATTGGATACATAAACGAGGCCAAAGGAAATTACGACGCTTGGAAATCATCGTACGATGTCTGGATGGAATATTATAATCGCTATGCCCCGCTGAACTTTCCGGGCAAAAACGAATACATGAATATGCTTGTGAATGGTATTAATGATCACATAAGAGTGTGTAACGAACAAGCAACTTACATACAAAACACAACTGCGTATGCTAATAAGTTATATGAAGATAACAAGCCTACAATTGATTATCTTAATAGTAAAAAAGCAGAAATAGAGCAGCAAGTTTCACGGTTTCAATCAATTAAGACTGACATCGAATCACCAAATGGTTCAAATTTGGCTTCACAGCTTCTTAACGCATCGAACGATCTTCAGGCAAAATTTGATCAATTTACCGCTGCAAAACAGAGCGTAGACAATATATCAAGCCAATACGTCACTAAGCTAGCTGACATTGGGGGCCATGAAGCAGAAGCTCAGCAACAAGCAGAAGCCCAAAGACAAGCTGAAGAGGCTCAACGACAAGCAGAAGCTCAAAGACAAGCTGAGGCGGAAGCAGCTAGACAAGCGGAAGAAGCCCGTGCTGCCGCCCAAGCTGAAGCTGACCGACAGGCTGAATTAGCACGCACGCAACATGATGCAGAAGAAAGAGCCAAGGCAGAAGAACTCCGTAGAATAGCCCAAGAAGAGGCTGATAAACATGCAGAGATTGTCCGACAAGCTGAAGAAGCTCAACGACAAGCTGAGGCCCAAAGGCAAGCTGAAGAAGCCCAAAAGCAAGCTGAAGAAGCCCAAAGGCAAGCTGAAGAAGCCCAAAGGCAAGCTGAAGCCCAAAAACAAGCTGAAGCCCAGAAGCAGCCAGAGCCCCCTGCCGAGACTGTGCAACCTCCCACTGAGACTGTAGAGCCCCCTGCCGAGACTGTGCAACCTCCCACTGAGACTGTAGAGCCCCCTGCCGAGACTGTGCAACCGCCCACTGAGACTGTGCAACCTCCCGGCGCTGTATACGATGTTAATGATACGGACATAGGGTCTGAAACTGGGTCTGAAACTGTAACAACCAGCCCCGGTGAAGAAGTAATTCCAGAAATACCGGAAGAGACTTGGACTCCTCCTACAGGGCTCCCCGATGCAAATATATCGACTGGGATTGACAACGAAGGGGCTGATTTGGGGGGTGGCACGGAATTTAATCGTGACCAATTCTATAGAGACATAGGTATTGATCCAGCCTCCATGAAAGACGAGCCACCTATGTCTCAAGAAGATATAGATGCGATTATTCGGGGGGAAAACGTACCTGTTCATACAGCTAATGGCACGGTAAATATATTTGGTGGAAAAGTAGTTACCCCAAAACCCGTAACACCTACGCCTAAGCCAACTACGACTACGCCAACTACGACTACGCCAACTACGACTACGCCAACTACGACTACGCCAACTACTACGGCACCGGTGCAAAACACCCCAAGGTCAAATGTACTGCTTGCGGCCCTTATGGATAGCTTAAATCAGGGGCAGGGGCAACAAGTCCAGCAGGGGCAAGGGCAGAACCAAGGTCAACAAGGGCCAAAACCTGCGGACATCAGCTACGTTTTCGACTGGAGTAGCATTTTTGCTAACCCTGCGCAGGAAAATAGGTTTGTGACTCCATACGCACAAGGTGGTCTTGTTGACGACACTGGTGATATAAACACTGAATTGTTAAAAATCTTGAGGGGCTAAAAATGGATGTACCAGACTACACAGATTACCCGGGGCTTGACAGCGATACTAGTAATTGGACGCCCATAGCACTACCAAACGGTTCGTTCATCTACGAAGATAACGGTTCTTATGTTGACAAAAATGGGTATGCAGTAAGTCCCGATGGGTCTTTTCTTTATACCCCGGAAGAACAGGCATTAATTGACGCTCAGACCAAAGCGGAAAATCAACTTGGCGGAGTTCCGGGTTCAAGCGCTACAGGTGGTATAGATTTTTCTTCAACCATAAAGAACATAGGCACTGATGCCTTTAACGCCGTCAAAAGTTTATACACTAAAAAAGTTAACGGGCAGGATGTAACAGATTGGCGAGCAATTGCTGCTACCGCCGGTGGTTTGTATGGCTTATCCCAAAGCCAGAAGCCACAAGATAAAACAGGTTATCTAGGTGGTATCCCTAAGTATGAGGCCGTGCGTGAGCAAGTAGCTAACACTTATGACCCTAACCGACGCCCCGGAAGTGCCGCGCAAACCTACTTTACCAATACAAAATATGTTGCACCTGAGAACACTGGTGCCGCACGCGCCGCTGCCGTAGGGGAAGCCGCTGGTTTAGAAGCCCTAAACAAAGCCAATCCGGCACAACAATCGCGCCCGGTTCTACAAGCTGGTGCGCTTCAAACGCAGCCTACGTCGTTGGTAGCTGGAGATGCGCCTGTGCCACAGTACGCTGCCGGAGGTATTGCTGGGCTACCCAAGAGCGGAGCCAAAGCATCACAAGGTCGATATTTAAGTGGTGAAACCGATGGTATGGCTGATAAAATACCGGCAAAGATTGACGGTAAACAAGAAGCTAAGTTAAGTCACGGGGAGTTTGTTATTCCAGCGGACGTAGTTGGGCACCTTGGTAACGGCAATTCCGAAGCTGGCGCAAAGCGCCTTTACGAAATGATGGATCGAATTAGGCATGCTCGCACGGGTACAACCAAACAAGGCAAGCAAATTAACTCCGACAAATTTTTACCCAAGTGAGGTAGTACATGACAAACCCCGCAGCACCTAGAGTTTCCGATTCCGCCGCCCAAACTGGGGTCGGGTTAAATACCGGAACCGAGTCATCCCTATCTAATTGGGCTGGGCCGTATGTAACGGACATGCTGGGTAAAGGGCAAGCCCTGTCTAACCAAGGGTATCAAGCTTACGGTGGCCCCCTGACTGCTGGTTCGTCCGCCTTACAGAATACGGCGTTTCAAGGGATTGCTGGGTTGGCGGTACCTACTGACCAGATGGGTGCATTTAACCCGCAGTCGTTTACTGGGGACGGCACTGCACAAAAGTACATGAATCCGTACTTGCAGATGGCACTTGACCCACAGATGGCAGAATTACAACGGCAGAATGACATCGCCAATATGAAAACCAACTCCCAGTTCACGCAAGCTGGTGGTTTTGGTGGGGGTCGTCAGGCTGTGGCAAACACTGAAAATCAGCGCAACATGCTCCAGCAAATGAACACTACCTTGGGTCAAGGCTACTCCACTGCATACGACAAAGCTGCGCAGCAGTTCAATACTGAGCAAGGCCGTGGGCAGTCCGCACAGGATGCCGCTAACGCTTATGGTCTGAGTGCACTTCAGAAACAAGCTGATCTTGGTCAAACGCAACGTGATATTGAACAGCAAGGCATTACCGCAGATGTCAATGAGTTCAACACCCAGCGTGAGTACCCGTACAAGCAAGTGCAGTACCAGCAATCGTTACTGCAAGGGTTGCCACTTCAGTCCCAAACCTACTCATACTCACAACCCAGCGCACTATCGCAAGTCCTTGGGCAAAGTGGCGGTATTATGGACTTGTACGACCGAATTTTTGGTTCGAGCAATACAACATCCTCGGGTACAACAGGCACAGGCACAGGCACAACCGCGAAATAAGGACACGACATGCAATCGCAAAACGGTACACCCCAAGGGCTTGCAGGGCTTGCACAACAACGGCAACAACCGCAGATGCCTAACCCCGGCAACGCAAGTCCTATGGCTGGGCTGGGGAGTGTGGATGACCGTGTTTCAGCATATCAAGGCAACACAAAGCCGCTGGAGCAACGCTACGCAATGGGTCAAGACCTGCTTGATCTACTAGCACTCCAAAAGATTAAGTCCCAGAAGGACGCCGCTGCACGTCAAATGCAGTTGCAGATGGCGCAGCAAAACGCCCAGAACGGGCAAGCAAACATGACCGTAGCTCAGCAACGTGAGCAAGAAGTCAATGAGTTGACTAAAAACGAGATGGCACAACAGCGGGGAGATACCGCACAAAAGCAGACTTCTGACCTGATGGCCGGTATTGCTGCTGCCCCCGGTGCAAACGCCGCTGCACAACCTAACGCCATGGCTGCTGGCGGTATCGTGGGGTATGCCGGAGGCGGTGCAGTGGGCTACTTTAAGGGTGGTGATGTGGATGCTGCGCGAGAGCGCCGTAAAGTCGCCCAGCAAAAGTTGTATTCCTATGGGTTACGCCAGCGCCAGCAAGACCCCGAGGGGTATGCAGCCGCAGAGAAAGAAAGTCAGGAAGCCCAAGAAGCTTTAAATGCAGCCGAAAAAGAACTTACCGGTGGCCCTGTTGGGGCTATGCTGCGCCCTATGGGCGCTCCTGTACCTCGCCCTGCCGCTGCCGCTGCCCCAACGCCCGAAGCGCAAGCAACTGCTGTACCACCTGCGGCTCCCTCTGCCGCCCCTCAAGCGGCCCCTCCTGCGGCCCCAAAACCCCCTACTCAACAGGCTGCCCCGAGCCCCTCTGGTGATGGTGCCTTACCTCCCGCTGGTGGAGCCTCACCGGTTCAACTCGGTGTAGCTGGCCCCGCAAACGCCTTGGGTGCCAAACTTGAAGATATTACGTTAAAAAATGCACAGGTTGACCCCGCTGCCCGGCAGCTTTCGGAAGAAGAGCGTATTCAACAAAAAACGGCCCTTACACCCGAGCAACGCAAGGTGTATGAAGAAGGTATTGCCGGGTTACAGAAGATGTACCAAATGCAGTATGACCCCGAACGCCTACGCCAAGAAGGTCTTAAACGTGCCTTGATCGGTGCGGGTGGCCGTCGCTACGGCGAGTTTGCCGGTGCGGCTACAGCGGGTATGGATTATGACGAGCAACAACGCGCTGCCAAGCTAAAAGAGTTCGGTGACGTGCAGAAGGCTCGCACGGGTCTGATTGATATCGACCGCGCTAATGTCAAAGAAGGTATCGGTGCAGGTCAGAAAGCCTACGAACA